AAAGCAAGTACTTAAAGCAATAAAAAAAGATGGTAAAACTTTATATATTAATTATTAGTTTATTTTTATTTAGTTGTGGTAGCAGAAAAGCTATTGTAAATAAAGCAGAAATTAAACAAGAAACTTCAAAAGAAACTACTACAACTTTAACTGATAGTAGTAATGTTACTATTAAATACGATATAACTACAGATTTACTAACTGTATTTGCTAAAGACACTTTAAAACCATTTACTTATAATGGTAATACCTATTTTAATGCTGTTTTAAGACACGAAAAGAAAAAAGATAACACTTTATATACTAAACAAAATAATGTTAAATATAAGCAAGTAATTAAGTATGTAACTAAAACTATTACTGTAACTAAAACTAAAGAAGTAATTAAGAAAGAAAGTTATTTTAAATATCTGTTATTACTACTAGTTATTATTTTTGTTTATTTAGTATATCGCTTTAGAAAGTATTTTAGTTTATTGTAAGTAATTATAATAAAAGAAAGAAAAGAAAAAGAAAAAAGCGTAAAAAAGAAAAAGAAAAGAAAGAAAAACCCCCTATAGAAAAAGAACAATTCTAATTTTACCTGATCCGAGCAACTTCCATATTTATTAGGTTTTGCAAGTCTTGGACGCATCCGTTTTATAATTATACGACAAATATATAAAAAAGTTACAAAAACTAGATAACTATTTTTATTTTTTTTTAAGTATAAACAAATTTGCTTACATTTGTACTATGAAAGCTAAAACAAAATCACAACTAGTAAAAGATTTAGATGCAGTATTTAGCAAGTATATTAGATACTCTAATTCTAAAAATGGATATTGCACCTGTATTACTTGTGATAGAGAATATGAAGTTAAGAAAATACATTGTGGCCATTTTATGAGTAGACAATATATGTCAACTAGATGGGATGAGAGAAATGTAGCCCCACAATGTTATGGATGTAATGTAATGCAGCAGGGTAAGCAATTCGAGTTTAGCTTAAAAATAGGAAAAGAACTATCAGAAGAATTATACTTAATTTCTAAACAAACTAAAAAATGGAGTTTAGATGAAATAAAAGATAAGATAGAACAATATAAAGACAAATTAAAAGAATTTTCTTAGTTTTCATAGTAATTTTTGTTTGAAATTGGGTAGCGTAACAGCTGCCCTTTTTTTTGCTATATGTTAAAATTTTGTTAAAATATTAATACTTAGTGTTGTATTAAAAAAATACTTGTATATTTGCTACATCAAACAACAATAAAAAACAAAACTATGAGTACAGCTATTGAAACTTTAAAAGAAAAGAAATTTTATTTAGAATTTAAATTAGAAGAAAATATTAAATTAGTGCCACAAGCAGAAGAAGCATTTAGAAGAAATATTAAAGAATTAGAATACGCAATTAAATTACTAGAATTAAACTTAAATTATTTAAAATGAAAAAAGAAAAACAAACAGCAGCTACAGTAATTGGTTTTAGAGTTACTGAAAAAGAATTAAAAGTTTTAAGATCTGAATCAGAAAAAGAAAATAGAACTTTAAGCAATTACATTAAAACAAAATTATTTAAACAAAATTAACAATGAAAGATTTAATCGATTACCAAAGATTCCAGGTAGAAGCTTTACAAAGAAAAGTTTGCGACCTTGAAAGTAAATTAAACGAAGTTAAAACCTATGTGTTTGAGCTTTGTGAAGATGATTGCCCATTAGAGTACAAAACAATTATTAAACAACAAATTTATAATTTAGAAAAGTAATGAAATTATTACACGAAAAACTAAGTAAAATCCAAGTAGAATTTAAATCGAATAAAAGTAAATTTAATTCATTTGGTAAGTACAATTTTAGAAGTGCAGAAGATATATTAGAAGCACTTAAACCATTTAATGAAAAGTATGGTGTATACTTTACTATAACTGAGGAATGTTTATTTTATGGTGATATACCAACTATTTCTTCAGCAGCAACTATACACGATATTGATGGTGTACAAGAAATTAAAGCTACTGCAATAGTAGGAGTTGATTTAGCACAAAAAGGTATGCAGATTCCACAAGCTTTTGGATCAGCTTCTAGTTATGGTAAAAAGTATGCTTTAGGCAACTTATTACTTATTGATGATACACAAGATGCAGATGCAACTAATACACACGGAAAAGAAAATAAACCAGAAGTTAAAGAAAAAGAGTTATCTTGGCTGAATAAAAATACACCTGAATTTACACAAGCTATTGAATATTTAAAAAAAGGTGGTAAATTAGCAGCAATAGAAACTAAATACAAATTATCAAAATCAGTAAAAGACGAACTATTAAAAATTAAATAACAATTAAATTAAATATTATGAGTACATTATTAAACATTGGAATTAAACAACAAGATGGAAGTTATAAAAACTATACTTTATCTTTAAATGATGAAACTAACGGATACGGACAAAACGTATCAGTATGGGAATCACAAACTAAAGAACAACAAGCTGCAAAAGAACAAAGAAACTTTGTAGGTAATGGTAAAGTAGTTTGGACTGATGGTAATGTTAAAGTAGCTGATAAAGTTGTAACTAATACAGAACACAACAACGCTAGAAACATTAAAGTAAATGGTGCTGAAGTAGTTGCTGATTTACCATTTTAATTTATAAAGGGTAGTGTAAAAGCTACCCTTTTTTTTAAACAAACAAAAAAACTATGTTAGCGAATTTATTAGATATACAAAAAAACATTTTAGATGTTAAATATGGTAGAGTTAAAGAAGGACTTAAAATTAACATACCAGAGTTTGACGAACATATTAGATTTAAACCAGCAAACTTTAACGTAATTATAGGACACGCAAACGTAGGAAAAACTACAGTTATACTTTATTTAATGACTATGTACACTATAAAGCATAATATTAAGTGGTTAATCTTTTCAAGTGAAAATACCTCAACCTCAGTAGCTAGAAAAATACTAGAATTTGCTAGAAATAAAGCAATACAGCAAATGACTGATGATGAAATAGAATTTGGTTTAAATTGGGTATTACAGCACTTTAAAATAATTGATGTAGATAAACTATATACTTACAAAGATTTGCTTAAAGAAGCTAAAGAAATACATAATGAATGGCATTACGATGCTTTACTTATTGATCCTTACAACTCACTTGCAAAAGATAGAGATTTAATGAAAAATGTAGGTAGCCACGAATACGATTATCAAGTATCTAGTGAAATGCGTTTATTTTGTAAAGAAAATCAAATATCTATTTGGTTAAATACACACGCTGTTACAGAAGCTTTAAGAAGAACACACCCAAAAGAACACGAATATAATGGTTTACCAGTTCCACCAAATATGGCAGATGTAGAAGGTGGTGGTAAGTGGGGTAACAGAGCTGATGATGTATTTACTATTCACAGATATACACAGCATCCTACAGATTGGATGATTAGCGAAGTACACGTTAGAAAAGTTAAAGAAGTAGAAACAGGTGGAAGACCTACTTCAATAGATGCACCTATTAAATTAAGAATGATGCCTAACAATATTGGCTTTACTTATGCAGGTGTAAACTTACTACAAGCAAAAAATATTAAAGGTTTAGATTTTTAAATATGAAAAAAAAATATATTTATTCTGATCAAAGTTCATTATGGGGAAATCCTAAATGTATAGGTTTTGGTAGTGAAAATTTTTATATTAAGGAAATTGATAGAAAATTAGCTAATGAAATAATAATTAAAAATCATTATTCAAAAAAATTTTATAACGCAACTTATATACATATTGGTTTATTTGAAGATGATATTTTAAAAGGAGTTTTACAATATGGTTACGCTATGAATCCAGCAAGTTGTGCAAGTGTAGTTAAAGAAACTAAAATAGATGAATATTTAGAATTAAATAGAATGTGGTTAAGTGATGATATTAAAGTTAAATACCCAGAAAGTCAAACTATATCAATGTCAATTTCATATATTAAAAAAAAATATCCTAAAATAAAATGGATACAAAGTTTTGCTGATGAAAGATGTGGTGGTTTTGGAATTGTTTACCAAGCTTGTAGTTTTTCTTATTATGGTGAACATAATAGTTTATTTTGGACTTTAAAAGGAGAAATTTATCATAATAGTTTAATGACTAGAAATCCTAAATTATCAAAATCGGCAAAATATTTACAAGAAAATAAAGAAAGTGCTATAAGCGAAAGTTTAAGACAATTTAGATATATTAAATTTTTAGATCAGAGAGAAAAAAAGAAATGCTTATTAGAAGAAAAACCTTATCCAAAACATTATTTATAATAGTTATCTACTTATTAAAAATTAATTTATACATTTGAACTATGGAAATAAATAAGATATATAATGAAGATAATTTAACTACTATGGCAAATATGCCAAATGATTTTGTAGATTTAATTATTACATCTCCACCTTATGAAGATATAAGCGGTGCTGGTTATGGTGCAAAAAGTAAAGATATTTTATTTTTAAAATTTTACTCAGATTATTTATCTAAATTATTTGATGAATATTATAGAATATTAAAGCCAACAGGTCAAATATTTTTTAATATTAAAAGTAAAACTTCAGATAAAACTTTAAGAACTCCACACTGGATTGAATTTTTAGAAAGTTTTGGAAAACTTAAATTTAAAAGTTATATTATTTGGAAATATAGCGGAAGTTTTGATAGCACAAATAAAAGATTTCATTTAGATTATGAAATAATTTATCATTTATCTAAAACTGATGATATATATTTAAATGAAAATTGTGGTTTACACGATCCATTAAGCTCAGTTTGGAATATACCACATAATATACCAAAAAATGAAAGGATACATCCAACACAAATGCCTGAAGCATTAGTTGAAAGGATATTAAAAGTAGCAAGTAAAAAAGATTATTTAATTTATGATAGTTTTATGGGAAGTGGAACCACAGCTATTGTTTGTGAAAAAAATAATCTAAATTGGATTGGTAGTGAATTAAATATAGATAACTATAATAAATCAATTCAAAGAATAAATAATTATAAAAATCAACAAAAATTATTCTAATGGAAAAAATAACAATTAAAAATCATTTAAACGATTTGCAATTAAGCACTAGCAGAATGTTAGTTTATCACTCTGATAATGCTGAACTATTAACCTACTTTAAAAATGTAACTTTTAAATTACAAATGATAGAGGAGTTAATTAATGCAGAAGATAGCTTAGATTTCGCAGTTATTGAAGAAGCATTTAAAACGATTTTAAAGCAAGATAATGAATTAACTAACATAGAAATTAACATACAGGTTAAACCTGCTTTAAAAGAAATAAAAATAGGTAAAATAAAAGCTAAACTTTTCAATTATGATATTGCTTA